ATTATTGTAGCTATTGGAAAGCACAAATACGTAATGAATTTTGGTGTGGTAAATGGAAACAAGGTGAGTCTTGGGAAAAAACATACTAAAAAATTTTGTAAATTGATATAAATTTATTATATTGAATTACATGATCGTAGAAAAAGAAGAACAGTTACAAGAAATACAAAAATCATTAAATATAGGCGACTCCTTATGGATACCAATGTATTCAGACCCGTTTGCCCATTATATGAATAATTCTATAAGTTTTGTTTATATATATTGTATGGCCATTAATGATTATTTTATTATTCCATTCCGTCATAAGGATTGTTATAACCTAAATATAGAACTTCTTAACAACCTTACAAGTCCAAATGATATATATGTATTAGCCAAGAAACGCTTTACAAATTTTAGTTCTCTAAAGTGTTATGATGCTGATACAATGTATTGGTGGCAAAATCATAAAATGTTGCCATTAGATGAAACAAATACTACAGCACATGATGCATGGAACAGGTGGTGGCATAATGAAACAAATACTCATGACTGGTTGCCCATGTCTCGTCATATTGAACGATGTGAATTAATGAGACAAACATTTGAAAAATCATATAATTTATTTGATAAAACAAAAGAATTTGAAGCATATGAACAATTAGTAACAGATAATTTTGCTGCCATAGAAAGAAATGGATTACGAGTTGATTACAATAAATTTATAGAACATTTTAAATCAAATGGATTGAAACAAAACAAAGCATATTCAGAATACAATATATGGACAACAACAGGAAGGCCATCTAATAAATTTGGTGGAGTTAATTTTGCAGCCTTAAATAAAGAAGATGGTTGTAGAAAATCATTTATATCAGGTCATGAAAAGGGTATGTTGTTGGAAATGGATTTTGATGCATATCATCCAAGAATAATTGCAGATATAATAGGATATGATTTACCAGCTGGTAGTATACATGAATATTTTGCTAGACAATATTTTGGAAAAGAAGAAATATCAGAACAAGAATATGAAGATAGTAAGAAAATAACATTTAGGTTATTGTATGGTGGAATAGATCGAGATTTTGAAAAGGTTCCATTTTTTGGTAAAGTGAAACAATATATAAATGAATTATGGAAAATTTATAAAAAACAAGGTTATATAGAAACTCCTAAAATGAAACGTCCATTGTATGCTAAATACTTACATGATATGAATCCTAACAAATTATTTAATTATGTACTCCAAGCCTCAGAGACCGAATATAACCTATCAATCCTTAATGATATAAATGATTTGTTGTGTGATTATAATACAAATATCATATTGTACACTTATGATTCTGTATTATTTGATTATGATATTAAGGATGGTAAAGAATTACTAATAAAATTACGAGATAAAATGAGCCAAGCTGGTCGCTTTCCGGTTAAAACCAAAGCTGGTGTAAATTATCATGATATGACAGATATGACTTCACGGATATCTTGATATTTATAAAAAAGGTATATCTATGGATAGAGACGCAATTATACGAGAGTGGTTTTACAGACTACCAAAAGGTTATGCAAATGCTCCATATTCAAAAAAAGAAATGGATACATTACATGAAGTTCTTGAAGAGAATGGATTGAATGGCTCTATATTTGTAAATGAAGTAGATCAATTAGATCAGGCCTTTCATGATGCAAAGCCAGTTAAAGATTTAGACGAAGCTGTTGTAGAAGATTTTAATCTAAGTCAAGAATTTTTAACTTTGATACAACCTAAATTAGATGAGTTTGAAGAGTTTTTAGCTGGCATGCCAGGAGGAACTACAAATATAATGTTACAGAACTTTTTTGATAATATGTCTGATACCGAAGAGGCAGAATTTGTAAAGATGTTATATAGTCGTACATCTGTAGAACAAATAGATAAGAGCGATTATACAGAAGGAGTAGGAGCAAAATTATATAATTTAGAACCAAAAGGTATAGGAAGAGGTGAAATATTTTTAGCAGCATTAATTAAAGGTGCAAAAGTTAGTGGTGGAGGTGAAAGTTTTGATTTAACAGTTGGGTCTAATAGATATGAAGTTAAAGATTACCGTGTTAGCGATAGTTCAGCTATTAGATTAGGAACTAAAGGTAATGTTGTTAGATTTCCTTTTTGGAAACAACTTATAGGAACGTTAGAGTTAATGGAAGATTTAGAAAATTTTGGAGCATTTGATGATATTGATAATGAAGGAGTAAAAGAATTTGCTAAATATTTACGTACAAAAAAGAAAGGCGGCGACAGATATTCAATGATACCAACCGGAGAATTTAACAAAACAGATATAAAACAATTTACAGCTGGATATAAGGCATTGAGTGATTTTGCACAAACAGATGCTAAAGGTTATACTATGATTACATTGAGAGGGCCAAATATAAAACCAAAAGCACTTACAATAGATGAAATACCTGCAGATATAAAAGATAAACTAACAATAAACGTACAAAGTGAAGCTGGATTAGAAAACTTAATTACAAGATTACGAAGAATAGAATATATAAGGAAGCCAGAACAATTAGAAAAGGATATACAAAACACCGTAGACAAAACCGTCGGACAAGAAATACCATTTATAGTATTTAGAAAAAATGATATTAAGATTACTAAAGATTTCAAATTAGCTACAATTAGTCAGGGTGGAATAAAAATAATAGAGAAGGAGTAGATATTTTGAGAACACAATTATTATGCACATTTGCACATAGAAAAGATCTTGATCTGATTGTAGATTATGTTCAAAAATCATACACTATATCAGAAAAAAGATTGTTTGTGTTTTCAAATGCAGATAAACCATCTGAATTGTATGTGACATATAATGTTGAACCAGATGATTACGGCAAGACACCTAATACAATCATGATACATAGAAAGAAAGAAACAAATACATTATATACAGTCAATGCATTAAATGCCATAATAAGAAAAGTAAATAACGGTATTTTAGATAAAAAGTTTATTATTGAATGGGAAAATTATTCAAATTCATTGTTGTTAACAGATGGTGATGAAGCAAAACATATTCATTTAGATTTACATAAAAGAATTGATTTATAATTAGGATATTAAAAACATATTCTATATATTTATATTAAGAAATAAAAAATAAGAAATAGCAGTTAAAAACTTTTTTGCAACTTTTTTCAATAATGCTTAGGAAATATGAAATAAAGTTGTTATATTAATAAATAATTATTAACCATTAAAAAATAGGAGAAAAAAATGGCAATTGATTTAAACGCGATTAAGGCAAAACTTAATCAACTACAAACAACCGGCAACCGCCGAAACAATTTATGGAGACCTGAACCAGGTAAACAAATTGTAAGAATTGTGCCTTATCAGCACGACAGAAGTAATCCTTTCAGAGAACTTTATTTTCATTATGATTTAGGTAAGAAAAATTACCTTTCACCAATTACAAACGGAAAACCAGATCCAGTTGTTGAGTTTTGTGAAAAACTTAAAGCATCGGGTAATTCAGATGAGTGGAAGTTAGGTAAGAAAATGGAACCTAAAATGAGAACATATGTTCCTATCCTTGTAAGAGGTCAAGAATCAGAAGGTGTTAAATTTTGGGGATTCGGAAAACAAGTATATACTGAATTGTTAGGTATTATTTCAGATCCAGATTACGGTGATATTTCAGATCCAATGGGTGGAAGAGATATTTTAGTTGAGTTCACTCCAGCAGAAGCAGGAGCGTTTCCAAAAACAACTATTAGAGTAAAGCCAAATGTTACTCCGATGACAGAAGATAAAAATGTTGCAGAACAAGCTGCAAACAACCAATCTAATTTAGATGATATCTTCAAAGAGCCTTCATATGATGATTTGAAAGCTGCATTGGAAGAATGGCTGAATCCAGATAGTGACACAGGTTCTTCAACAGATGCAAGACCAGCAGCTGCAGAAGCACCAAAGAAAGAAGCAGCACCAGCCGGCGTCAATAAAGTTGATGATGTTGGAGCAGCTTTCGATGAGTTATTTAACGATTAATTAGGGTTACATTTATGGCAAAATCAAAAACAAAAAGTGAACTAGCGGACTCCTTAGCAGTCGAATTAGCAGATAGTCTTAATAAGAAATTCAAGAATACAGGATACCAAACGGCATTCTTCTTGGATGGTGATACTAAGGCTCCAAGTGAAGTTCGAGGTTGGGTAGGAAGTGGTTCATCGATGCTTGATCTTGCAATTTCAAATCGTAAGGAAGGTGGTTTTCCTGTCGGTAGAATTACTGAAATTACAGGATTAGAAGCATCAGGAAAATCATTACTAGCAGCACATGCTTTGGCAAATTGTCAAAAAGAAGGCGGATTAGCTGTTTATATAGATACCGAAAATGCAGTAAGTAGAGAGTTTTTAGAGGCAATTGGACTTGATCTTGAAAAGATGTTATATGTTCCACTCGAAACAATCGAAGACATTTTCGAAGCTATCGAAAGTATAGTTGAATCGGTTAGAAAATCTAACAAAGATAGATTGGTAACAATTGTAGTAGATTCTGTTATGGGAGCTTCTACAAAAATTGAAATGGCTAAAGAATTTGATAAAGATGGTTATGCGACAAGTAAAGCTATTATTTTATCAAAAGGTATGCGAAAGCTTACCAATATGATTGGCCGTGAAAAGATTTGTTTGATATTCACAAACCAATTAAGAACTAGACTTGGTGTAGCATTTGGTGACCCTTATACAACTTCAGGTGGTAAGGCAATTCCATTTCACGCTTCGGTAAGGTTACGACTCAAATCAGTTGGTCAAATCAAAGTTAAAAAGGACGGTGTCGATCAGGCTATCGGAATTAAAACTAGATGCCAAGTGGTTAAAAACAGAATGGGTCCTCCATTAAAGACTATCGATTATGATATCTATTTTGAATCAGGTATCGATAACTATGGTGGATGGCTTAATGTTATGAAGCAGTTTAAGTTAGTAGGAACAGCAGGTGCATGGTATACATTTACTAGAGCCGATGGTACGGATGTAAAATTCTTATCAAAAGATTTTGAAAAGAAATTGGAAGAAATCGACGGATTGAAAGATGAAATCTATGCACAGATATGTGAAGCCTATATTCTTAAATATAAACCAGGCGAAGATATTGGAATTGACGATGTCGAAATTACAGATGAATTTGTTAGCGAAGAAGGTTAATGAAGGCACGTTATTTAGACATATTACGTGAAATTGAAAGGGACCATGAGCAAGGAACGGGGTCAACTAAGGACAGCCATCTTTTAGTTATTGACGGACTGAATACATTCATTAGAGTGTTTTCAGCCGTTCCTGCTTTAAATGATGACGGACAACATATCGGTGGAGTAACAGGTTTTTTAAGATCTGTTGCCGCCGTTATCCGTCGTTTAAAGCCAACTAGGTGTGTTATTGTATTTGATGGAAAAGGTGGGTCTAAACGTCGAAAGGAATTATTTCCAGAATACAAAGCTAATAGAGCAAATAAAACAGCATTTAACAGATATCAAGAATTTGCTTCATTAGAAGATGAACAAGATAGTATGAAACGACAATTTGGTCGAATGATACAATATCTAAATTGTTTACCTGTTACTACATTATCAATAGACAATGTAGAAGCAGATGATATAATGGCTTATATTGCAAATGAAATATATACTAAGGATGAAAATAGAGTTACTATTTGTTCTACAGATAGAGACTTTTTACAGTTAGTAAATAGTAGAATTTCAGTATGGAGTCCTATAAAAAAGAAGATGTATACACCAAGTGTGATGCAAGAAGAATTTGGATTTAGTTCCAAAAACTACTTGTTATATCGTTCTTTTATCGGTGATAAGTCCGATAATATTCCAGGCCTTAAGGGTGTAGGTCCTAAAAGCCTAATTAAGTACTTTCCTATGTTCACTGAAGATAGGGAATTATCAGTACAAGAGATAGTAGAATATGCAAATAATGTAGATAAGAAATATAAAGTACATGAATTAGTTTCAAATAATAAAGAGTTATTAGACCTTAATTATAGACTTATGCAATTGAAAGAAGTTGATATTAATGGAGGCGCTAAAATGTTAACTCTTAATAAAGTACAAGGTGATATAGATAAACTAAACACTTATGAATTTAAGAAAATGTTTATGGCCGATAAAATGTATACTGTTATTAAAGACTTAGATTCTTGGTTAAATTCTTCATTCAATTCATTAAATGCTTACGCTTCTCTTTGATTTCTGAAAAAAATTTATTATAATTAAGTATGAAAGATAGATTAAGTAGTTACGGATACGCATTCCAAATTAAAGTAATAACATCATTACTAACTGACAAATCTTTTTTACAACAAATATCTGACATTCTTAGTCCTAAATATTTTGAGTCTGAAGCAAATAATTGGATTGTAGAAACTATATTAGAGTATCAAAAAGAATATAATGCATCTCCTACTTTGGAAGTAATGAAAGTGAAGATGGAGAAGGTAGATCATGATGTACTTAAAGATCAAATTGTAGCACATCTTAAAGATGCATGGAAATTTACAGAGTCAACTGATTTAGAATATATTAAAGATCAGGCAATGGATTTCTGTAGAAATCAAGAAATCAAAAAAGCTATATTATCATCAGTTGAATTATTAAAAAATGGTGAATATGAAGAAATAAAAGCAACAGTTGATAATGCTTTAAAAGCAGGTGCAGATAAAGATATTGGTCATGATTATATGACTAGTATAGAAGAAAGATATACAGAAGCAGTTAGACATGTACAAGCAACTCCATGGGAAGTTATTAATGAACTGACAGATGGTGGTTTAGGAAAAGGTGAATTAGGTGTAATGGTTGCGCCAGCTGGTATTGGTAAATCTTGGGCATTGATGAATGTAGGAGCAGATGCAGTTAAGAAAGGTAAGACAGTATTACATTACACATTAGAGTTGAATGAGGCATATGTTGGATTAAGATATGACTCAGTTATAACAGGTATTGCCAATCAAAATCTAAAACATTATCAAGAAGATATAAAAGAACAATTAGCCAAATTGAAAGGTGAGTTAATTATTAAACACTATCCAACCAAGTCAGTTTCTGTAATGGGAATTAGAGCTCATGTTGAAAAATGTATAATGCAAGACAAAAAGCCTGATGTTATTATAGTTGATTATGCAGATTTGTTAAGAGGCCATGGCCAAGAAAAAAGACATGAGTTGGAAGGAATATATGAAGATTTGAGAGGAATGGCTGGTGAATATGAGATACCAGTTTGGACAGCATCTCAAGCAAATAGATCAGCATTAGAAGAAGATGTTATTGATGCAAGTAAAGTTTCTGAATCATATGGTAAGGTGATGGTTGCTGATTTTGTATTGTCATTATCAAGAAAGGTTCAAGACAAGTTAGCAGGTACAGGTAGATGGCATGTTATTAAAAATAGGTTTGGTCCTGACGGAATAACTCTTCCGAGTAAGATGAATACTAGTAATGGACAGTTTCATATATATGCAGATACGTCTGTAGGAGGTAAAGAAACTCAAAAGCAGATGGATAATGGTAATGAAATGGCTAGGCAGATGTTAGCCAGGAAATACCAAGAAACACAAAATGAAGGTTTTGAATAAAAGTTAGGAAAAAGCTACTTAAAGCAGGCATGAGAGTGCAACTGATGTATATTTATTTAAGAAATTAGTTGTTTTAAGTAGCCAAATGAAGGCTACATTTTACATTAAAATATAAAGAAAAAGGAAAACGTATGGATATTTCAACACAAATATTATCAGATATTACGGTATATATGAAGTATGCCAAATATATTCCAGAGCTCGAACGAAGAGAAACTTGGGAAGAATTAGTAGATAGAAATAAAGGAATGCATTTAAAACAATATCCTAAATTAAAAAAAGAAATTGAAGATGCATATAAATTAGTATATGATAAAAAAGTGTTACCTTCGATGAGAAGTATGCAGTTTGCAGGCAAGCCTATTGAAATATCTCCAAACAGAATTTATAATTGTGCATATCTTCCTATAGATGATTGGAGAGCTTTTTCAGAAACAATGTTTCTTTTATTAGGCGGAACAGGTGTTGGATATTCAGTACAAAAACATCATGTAGATGAATTACCAGAAATTAGAAAACCAAATTATAATAGAACAAGAAGATTTTTAATTGCCGATTCAATCGAAGGTTGGGCAGATGCAGTAAAAGCATTGATGAAAAATTATTTCGCCGGCGGATCTCAATTAAAATTTGATTATTCAGATATTAGACCAAAAGGAGCAAGGTTAGTAACATCAGGTGGTAAAGCTCCAGGACCACAACCTTTGAAAGAATGTTTAGTAAAAGTAGAAGGTATATTAAAAGGAAAACAAGATGGAGACAAATTATCAACATTGGAAACACATGATATTGTATGTCATATTGCAGACGCAGTCTTGGCCGGTGGTATTCGTAGAGCAGCTCTTATTAGTTTATTTAGTGCTCATGACGACGAAATGATTGCATGTAAATCAGGTAATTGGTGGGAATTGAATCCACAAAGAGGTAGAGCAAATAATTCGGCTGTATTAATGAGACATAAAATTACTAAAGAGTTTTTTATGGATTTATGGAAAAGAGTTGAATTATCTGGAGCTGGAGAGCCTGGAATATATTTTTCAAATGATAAAGATTGGGGAACTAATCCATGTTGTGAAATTGCATTAAGACCATTTCAATTTTGCAATTTATGTGAAGTAAATGTTTCAAATATTAAATCACAAGAAGATTTTAATGAAAGAGTTAAGGTTGCTTCATTTATAGGAACATTACAAGCAGGATATACAGAATTTCATTATTTAAGACCAGTATGGCAAAGAACAACAGAGAAGGATGCACTTATTGGCGTTTCAATGACTGGTATTGGTTCTGGTACTGTATTGGGATATGATATGAAACAAGCTGCAAAAATTGTAAAGGAAGAAAATATAAGAGTAGCTGAAATATTAGGTATCAATAAATCTGCAAGAACAACAACAGTTAAGCCTGCAGGAACAACTTCATTGACATTAGGAACATCATCAGGTATTCATGCATGGCATAACGATTATTATATTAGAAGAATAAGAGTTGGTAAAAACGAATCAATGTATAAATATTTATCAGAATATCACCCGTCATTAATTGAAGATGAATATTTTAGACCACATGATACTGCAGTAATATCAGTTCCACAAAAAGCGCCAGAAGGTGCAATTATGAGAACAGAATCTCCATTTCAATTGTTAGATAGAGTTAAAAGAGTTGCAACAGAATGGATTAAGCCAGGTCATAGATCGGGTAATAATACTCATAATGTTTCAGCTACAATATCTTTAAGAGAACATGAATGGGATGCTGCAGGAGAATGGATGTGGGATAATAAACAATATTACAATGGGTTATCTGTATTACCATATGATGGTGGTACATATACTCAAGCTCCATTTGAGGATATAGATGAACCAACATACGAAAGGATGATGGGAACATTATCAAATATAGATTTATCGGAAATAATAGAAACAGAAGATGAAACAGATCTTAAAGGCGAATTAGCATGCGCAGGTGGGGCATGTGAAATTGTGTAATGAGTCATATTAATTCTAAATATAACGGACCTTATTATGTTATAGGTAAAGATCTTAATGAAGTATTTACTTATAAAAAGGATATTGTTAAAAGATTTGGTATAGCTGGAACATATAAACAGTTGCAACAAAAATTATCAAAACAAGGATTAATTTTAACTAGAGAAAAAGAATGAGAAGGGATGATTGGATACAAGAATTATATATTAAAGAGTTTACAAAATTAAAGGAGAACAAAGATGTTATTCAAAGCAAACAATATAAAGATAATCAAAGACTTGAGACTAGAAAAGCCACTTCAAGAATGGAATGATTGGAATCTTGATTTCTTTGATCGAGAAGGTTATCAATTAAATAAAATTGAAAAGGCATATCATGAAGTTAATGACGTGTTTATTCATACGGAAGATAGAATGGCCAGAAGAGTTTCTGAAAATTCGTTAGATGTAGTTTTACAACATTGGTTTACACAAATAGAAGAACATCCAAATATTTTTATTGATCATGCACATATCTTACATAGATTTGGATTTGCAGGAGATGCATTAGACCAATTAATAAATGAATCAAATATTTATCCAAAATTAAATAAATTAGTTTTTACAAAACCTAAATATGGTTTAGATTTTGCTATTGATTGGATCGATGAAAGGCAAGTAGTTGAATTATTTCATATTGAGTTAGATGTTAGAGATTATCATAAATTTAAAGATATTGTTGAAAAGTTGGAAATGTTTATACATTCAACAGATTGGGAACATGCTGCTAAAAAATTTATCGATGCAAAATCAGAATGGGTTGGATTAGATGAATATGAACAAGCAATATATAAAGCTAAATTTTGGGGACTTGATTCTATAGGTATAGATTATCAGACAGAACATTATCTAAACAAGCCTTATTTATTTTCATACTTAAAAGTTATAGATTAAAAAGCTAACAAAAAATTAGGTTATTTGAAATATTTTTCTTATCTTTATATATAATAAAAAGTTATAGATATGATGAAAAACAATTGGGTTATATTCGATTTAGATGGCACGTTAGCCGACATCGAAATACGTAGAAAAATGGCAACAAAGTCTAATGGTAAAATGGATTGGGATATATTCTTTGCTGATCGATTAATTGAATTAGATGAACCAAATCAACCAGTAATAGATACATGTAAAGCTCTTAAAGCCGCCGGATTCAATATTGCAATCTTTTCAGGTAGAAGTGCATCAACAAAACAAGTAACATTTGATTGGTTAGATAAACATGGAGTTCCATGGGACCAATTAAAATTGCGTCCAGAAGAACATCCTTTCAAATTTATGCCAGATGAAAAATTAAAATTACAGTGGTTAAATGAAATGGATTGGAAAGAGGATGTTGCAATGGTGTTTGATGATAGACAAAAAGTTGTTGATATGTGGAGAGAAATTGGCCTAACATGTATGCAAGTAGCACCAGGAAATTTCTGAAAAAAATAGGCACAAATATTTGTGCGTTTGGAAAAAAATATATATATTTATTATAAATTAAACAAGTTATAGATGAAAGATTTTAAATTTAAGTTAGTTGATTTAACATTCGATTTTAAGTCATTACCAAAGTATGATCAAGAATATTTAAGAACAATGGTATTTGAACATATCGGCCAAAAATCAATAAAAAGTTCCGGAAAATCATTTTCCGAAATGTACAAAAACGCAAATAATTTTACATTATTTTCAGACCATGGTATGATGATTAATTATATGGCCGAATTTTCCGGCAAATATGAAAGCTTAGCGTCACATTTATTGCATGGTTCT